ACCCACGAAGTTTAAGAACCTCGTTTCGTGCCTGCCTGCTCTCCATGACAAGCGTACCGTCTGGTTTGTGACCTGCGCCTACAATTCCGTTTTCTTTATAGTACGCATTAAATTCTGCAACCTGATCTCTGTGGACTCCAATTGATTGCGATTCTAAAGGGTTAGCTTGGTTGATTGCGTTATTTACGTTGGGAACGTGAAAAACGTCACTTTTGTTTTTCTTGAAATTCGGCTTAACCTTTGCGAACACAGTTCGGAAACCTTTGCTAGTTTTGTATTGTTTTTTTTCCATCTTACGCTCCAACCTCACCCAGCATGTTTTGTTGATTCTGACTTGCGTTACCATACAGACTTTGCTGCAATGCGTTACTTCTAGCTTGCGGAGTCCCGCCAGTTGGTACGTTTCGCCTAACGTAATTTCGAGTTGTATTTGCTGGCATACTTGAGCCGCTTTCACTACCGCCACCGGCATTTTGCATATCAGGCTCAGGAGGCGGCATAAACACAATTACATTTTCAAGTTCAGGAATATCCAAGTATTCCGAATAAAGTTTGGTAAGTGCTTCTACGTCAATTTGCCCACCAACAGCTTCAATCATTGGATACAACGCTTGTAGCTTGTCCATCGCGCGTTCAATTTTCTGAATTTTTGATTCGCGTGATTCGTAATTAGTGCTTCCAATAACAATATCAAAATTATATTGCCAAAAATCACCTTCTCGTTTTTCAGGAGTCCAAGCGGAATCAACCATAATTCCAGAACCAGCAACCGCTTCTGTCTGACCAGCAACTTCCAAAAATTCGTCAGCCCACATCATGTGACCGATCTTACTCATAACGCTTGCTGTAAATTTATGAACCCGTTGCTGCATTTTGGCTTCTTTTCGACTTACAGCAGCGTGAATCATTTCCTCTTGACTAGCTGTTGGAGCCTGCGCACCAAGGCCAGCCATTGCGGAAAGGTTTCCAGCTTGCCGGTCAAATAAATCCATAATGCCAACAGAAAAAGCTACGTTTTCTTGCGCCACTCCACCTTGTTGAATTACGTTAACGCCTGAGGGGTCTCGAACTTTAACCCAATCACCGTCATTTGCTTGTTTCAAACGATTTGCGTCATCTTGAGCGTCTGGTCGATAGGCAGGGTTTGTTTTTTGCCGCTTTGCTTGACGCGCTTGTTTTCTAATCAAACCGTTATAAAGATCGTGAAGTGCTTTTAGGTTTGACATTGGAGATGAAGGAAGAACATTATCCGGCACGTCTGAGAACGTAAGCAAATCGTAACAACCTCCTTCTGCTCCATCCCAAGGCAGAACAGCAAGCGGCTTGCTTTGCATATGTCTCGGAAAAGTAGCAATAGCTTTTAGCTCTGGAAGCCAAATGTCTATAAGGTCAACCATTGGCTCGTATTCATCATCATCTGTGATATACCCAGCCGAAATGTCATTTGCTTGCGACTCGCTTCGGTCGTGCTTAGAAGTAGGCGACATTTTATCCAAAATGGATTTTTCAAAACCTTCGTGGTTCTTGCAGTCTTCCCAAGACACGCGATATTCATCAGCCATAAATTTGCAACGACGAACTTCTTTCGCTGACAAATCCATTACAAAATCGTCTATTGAAATTCGGCTAACATGCAATTGCCCTACGTCAGCCCAAATGTCATCTTCTAATTGAATTGGCTCTGTAGCAGCTAAATGCGTTTTTGAAATGCCGATACCAAATAAAGAATCAAGTACAATATTTTGCAAGGTTTCGGAAAACCGCATTTCTTTGATTTGGTTGTTGATACCTACTCTAAACCGCTCTGCAAACGACAGCAGGTTTCTGTTATTTGTCGTGACTGTTACTTTGGGGTTATTTGAAGCAAGCCCAATAGTGTAAACGTCAGCAGTTTGCGCAATCAGGTTAACTATAACCTCATGGTCAGAACCGTTTCCGTTGTAATTCCTACCAACGTACTCTCTAAGCATCAAAGTTCGGTTTTCTCGAAATGGCCTCATGCCGTTTCGAGCCGAAATAATTGAATTATAAAGCCTCGTTATGTGGACTTCAGATGTTAAATCAATCACTGTTTAACGCCAGTTGTCACTGCGCTCCTCTTTTAGTGTACCAAATATGTCAAGTCTTGCATCTAGCCAAGGGTCTCCTGTCTGAATTTCACGGTCTCTGACTAGATTAAACCTTGCTGCCATGCTGCCTTCTGGAGCATTTTGCTCGATAATTTCCATGTCATTATCAGGAACGTGCGATTCTCCCATTTCGTAAACGGACAATGAAGCGGCAATTACTCTGTCGGAGTGCGACTTACCTTTTGCTCCCTCGTCTTCGCTTTTTGTAGAACCAACATGAACTATCTTTCCATTTTTCCACTCATATTGACCACATTCTTCTAGCAATTCCTCTGATCTTGGGATGTATGTTCCACTTGCAATTGCGGCAACCATCCCTTCGAACAGTGCTAATTTGGTGTCGTCGTTTGTCATCCAGAAGCCTGTTTTTTTAGTTAGCTTTTTTAATCCGCTAATCTGAGTTTCCCTCATCCATAATTTAGGATACGACAACTCATCTTCGACAACCTTGAAAAAAGCTCCCCCAAAGTTTGCTTCAGGAATCATTACAGCGTCATAAAACCAACGACATATCGCTACCGAAATAATTCCAAACTTTCGTGGTTCGGCAAGATTACTAGACCACTCTGCTACCTGCTCGCCAGTCATTTTATTTAAAACTGAACAAACCGAATTGGCGGTGTAGCTACCACCAGTTCCACCGCCAATATCAATTCCAACTGAATGAGTGCCGTATGGAGGCTTGCCGTTTATGTCGGGCTTGAACCATAAAGACAACTCTCCAGCTTCATCGGCGATAACGTAAGGCTCGACCGGCATCCCCGTTTCCATGTCAACTAATAGTCGCCCTTTGAAATCCGGCGGTCGAGCGTGATCGGCTTTAGCTTTGTTGATTATTTCAGAACTAATTACTTTTGAAACTGCACCTTTTGGGTTCCTGTCAAGCTCTTGAGCAACACCGCGAGGGGTCGCACCCGCTCTAAGGCATTGGTGGTTGTACCACATGTTCCTAATGACATTTTCAACTTTGTACCCGCGTCTTGTCAGCTTTGAATGTTGTTTTCTAATCAAACCCAATTCAGATTCGGTCAGTTTGCCTCCGTATTTTTTTGGATCAACATCTCTAATAGTTCCATGCTTTAAACGATATTGTTTCCTGTTTTGGATTGGATTGTCTTTCCAATCTAAAACCAAATACACTGCATCGCTGTTTCCTTTTTTTGCGTCCTGCGCTGCATCGTAAAATGCACCAGAATCGCCACCAAACGTCGATACAAGAAACCGGCAGTTTGCAACGTGTTGTGTCGAGTTCATTACCTCAATGTCTTTACCGCCGGTAATAAATTCTTTACCACCAATTTCGTCAATGCAAAACAATGTTTTACGACCACCACGGGCTACGTCTCCTGTTGCAGCGTAACCAACAATTGAAGCACCGTTTTTAGGATTTAACAGCGAATGTTCAGTTACGTTCCTGTGCTTTGCCCAATTAAAGCCTTCGGGCATCATCCACGCTGGCAATAATTTCATTGCCCAGATAATTTTCCACATCAACGTATCTGGATCGCGGTCTGAATCAACCAACCGTTCAGTACGAGTTACTAGCCCTGCCGAAAACATGTCATCCCGAAGCCAACGACGAAGGCAAATCATTAGGTACATCCACGTTGCACCTTGGCCTCGGCTTTTATCCAACACAACATCAAGACACGTTTGCGTTGTTTCGTAGAGTTCCTCTGCTCCATCTACGGCATCGTCCATGCCGACCATAACTTCTTCTTGGTGTTTCCAAGGAACAAACGGCAAGATTTTAATTGCCGACCTAGGCTCGAACGCCCAGCACATAGCACCAAAGAAAAAAAGAACGTCATCCATTGCCATTTGGCGAAAGTCACGCTGAAGACCTTTATCTTTCATCGCGGCTGTTCGCCATTTGGCTCGCCAAGCTAAGTTCCCCTGAATGTCTTTAGGGATCATGGCGTAGTATGGATTTTTAGTCTTACTCAACGGCTACCGCCTTAACAAACGACGAAGTAAAGAACGCACTGGCTTCCGGCGAACACGGCGTTCTCTTGTTACTTGCACAACCTTTTCCATAACCGGACGCTCAAACACAACTCTGTCAACAACTCGACTGGTAACACCTTGCAAACATGATTCGCAAGAAGTTTGACCAATTTGCGTTTCAACAACCATTGGAACTTCAATTGGCTCTTGGGGAACAATTAAGTCACACGCCACTAGCCCAATTGGAACAGCTAGCAAAAACAAAACAACAAACACTAAA